GGACATCGGGAATGTACGCCTGACCGCCTTCTCTACAGTCTCATAATAATAGAACCTCTTTCGATACCTGGGAGCACCCTTTATAGCAAACACAATCGCCTCGAACTTCTCGCTGCCAAGTGCATCGCGTTTGTAGATACCAGGCGGGAGCATTCCGTAGTCTCCCTTATGGAACACTGGGAAGTATAAAGCTTTGGCTGGATTCTTAATGTTCGCCCTGTAGCCCTGTTCCTGGAACGCGCTCAGTTGCGAAAGCATCTGTGTCACCACTCCACCGCGAATCTGCCCATACTGATCGAGTATAGATGTGTTCTGAGTCGCTGGAATAAAGAACGTATTTTTCCCAAACTGAGGAAACCGGCGAATCAATGCTGTCTCAAATCGTTTGTGTTGCCGCTCCCCGCCAATGATTTGACGCCTAATATAAATATCTGGAGTGGTCCCAGCTTTGGGCAGCTCACCTCGATCTTTGAAACCGATCATTGACTCCAAGGTGTCCGGCTTTGACTTGCGGTAGACATACCCAGCTCTTTGAGTGATAGGTCTTGGGTTGCGAAACACCCTCTTAGCGTGAGCATCCAACGCTCTCTTGGACGCAAACGCTGAATCGTTAATAGCAGTTGATGCCGCATATGTGACCAGATATGGGTACTTTTGAATCAGCTCCCTAATATGGTTGGAAGCAATCATGAATTCAATCGCCATATAACCTCCGTGGGATAGTAAAGCTGAACTATACCACCGTGGGATACATTAATCGTCATCGCCCGCTCGTACCGCAGCCATCCAGTTTCGCTTCTCAACTTCTGTCAATGCTCTGTATTCATATCCCAAATAGAATGCTGGGATAGTCATATCGCTCCACTTCCTCTGTGTGCCAGGAGCGACTGCCTCAGTGGCTGCTCTGAACTGCATGGCCTCACCATTAGCCCATCCATCAACAGCCTTGCAGAAAGCAAGCTTACTTTGCTCTTTCTGCTCCTCTGTCATATTCCTAAAGTTTTCAGCGGCATACGTTAAGTCACTCATCTAATCCTCCTTGCGAACTCATATTTCTATAACCCTTTTTACATCGAACAGGACTCCTGTATACCAACCAGGATTCCTTTTGTAAACTATTGTTACATCCTCGTTCACTATGCCAAGTGTTTTATCTAGCCAGTAAACGAATCTATTATCGTCCTTGGTCTTCATATGGAAGTACCAACTATCTCGAAGATCTCCCATATCAACTTCTTTGCCAGCGAAGTCATTAAACGCTCGAATCATTGCCAAAACCGGAATGTCATACGCTCGTTTTGCTCCGTAATTTCCTTTGATATTTATCATTGTTTCCCGTCTCTTTTAGAGGGTCTTTGATGGGGAGGTAATGTGTGTAAAAAATAGAGAGCCTCAAGCTCTCTTTTTATACATTTTACCCCCCTCATTAGACCCACTTAAACCCTCAAATAAATGTTGTTGTTGCCACACTTTTACTTAAGGGAATTCTGCTGCAACAACATTTATTCCGCACTCAGTTCCGCGAGGTGTAAATACGGTTTGGTATTCATATGAATCCTTAATATATTCGACCATTATTTGTACCCATTTTGAGTTCGGAACAAGCTCATTTATCCTGAATGGTGAGCACCCATTTGGGACCCTACTTCTGTTGTTTGTGTGAATGTAAATCGGACCTTGATGTGACTTGATCGATTCAGCCACTTTGGCCTTCATAGCATCTAATTTCACATCTTGGCGCAGCTGCTTAACCGTCTCAACTTGATCCTCAGAGAAGTCTTCCCAATCAAGCACTGTTTGCTCGGCTTGTCCGTTTGTGAAGCTCACAGGGACTCTAGAGGCCGTTCCTGACCACATAGGAGCATCTTTTAGCCGCCAGCGATCTTTCTCCCACTTTGCCATCGTTAAATTCAGGTCATCGTCATACCAGACGTTTATGGAATAATCGATGTTCCCGATCAAAGCACTCGCCCCCCTTGCTGTTTTTCCCTCGGATGCCTTCGATGTGTGGTGAATGATCATGATCGTCCCCAATCGATGCATAGATGGCAGCAGATTGTCCTCAATCAGCTTAATCATGCGAGATGCTTGTTGGTTATCGTTTTCCTCGAACTGGAACGCTGTCGCAAGCGTATCGAAGATGAGCAACATTGGCGGGGAATCGAATTGTGCCAACCAACGACCTAGTGACTCTATCTCGCTGACTTCGAAGCTCTTGGTGGGCAGTGTCACGATATTGTTTACGATGGCCTTGCCATGATGTGATCTGTAAGCCTTGAGCCGCGCTTTGATGTGACCATGTGACTCGGAGAACATAATTACGTCACCAGCACTCAAAGCATGCCCTTGCCAGTAATCATCACCTCTGAGGTGAGCCATAACGTAATCACATATTAAGTGTGATTTGCCAGAGTTGGACGCTCCGTAGACCATCCCTATAGATCTCTCTGGGATCAGTCTGTCCAAGTTCCACCCAGGCATAGAAACCTCCCAGTCCCAATAGCCTTTTGGCAGTAAGTTTTCTGGCATGCTCTCGATGTGAGCTATGTACTCTTGTGCTAGCTTCAGCTCTCTATCAATTGAATTCACGAAGAAGACCCTCCTCGCGTAGCTTTGCCGTATCCCAGACCCACTCCATCGGTATAGGTTGGATACCAACCATCTCTGCCCTGGCAATTAAGTCTCGCGCAGCGTCTAGTTCAGGTGGATGCTCATCGTCCTCTGAGCAGATCCCCACAACGAACCAAGCGAAAATGTATGCCTCTGGCGAGACTTTGGCCTGAAACCTGCGCCTTTGAATCTCATCACGAGATATGTGCTCTCGTTCAATTAATCCTCGATCCTCGAATTCCTTGACCAGTTGCTGAAAGTCGCAACCCATCCTGCAAGCGAATATGACTGGCTGCTTGTTGCCGCGCTTCATCCAAAACCTGTCATCTCCGCCACATCTAGGACAAGGCCCTTTTAATTCCGCTGACCCGCCTCCTTTCAGGTTTAAAGCCACGGCGAAGGTTGAGCAAGCTCTCTCCCACGATATTTCTGATATTGAGTTCACAGTAAATAACCCCTTGTTTACTTGCATTGCCTTTCTGGACGACTATAAATACGTCCTCTTTATTATGGGATGAAACAATCTGATGAGAGAGATTAGTCTCTCCCACCAGGTATTCCATTTCTTCAAATGCGGCTTCTAGATCATCGAATTTAGTTTTCATTATCCGCATAAGATACTGTATTAGAAAGGTATTTCATCGTCTACAGCGGCAGCTGCAGGACTCTGATTAGGAGGTGTTGCATTGGCAGGGAATATTGCTGGCTTAACCGTAGGCCCATCAGGCTTCGGTCTAAACGCCTTAATCTCGTTATACCCTCGATCATTGACCGTGATGTATACCGCGATCTCTTGCTCCAATAACTCAATTGGACCCCAAGGATCTTGGATCGAGTTATACCCTGCTGATACGCATAAGTTACTCAGCTGCTGAAGAGCAATTTCAACTGCCTTTGGGTTGGTATGCGTGAGGTTAAAGTTGTGCCAGCACTTTCTGGCGGCACTGCCTACGGTTACCGTGAACTCGACATTGAGCATCTCACCGTTGCCAGACTTCATGATCTTACGCTCGAAGTTGGTCATTTTAGCACTGTAATTACCCTCTGGAATCGCAGTGCGGTCCATTGAGTCCCCATTAGAATTGCTTTGATATTGTGTTGCATCGAACATTACTTCTCTCCTTTTAATGCTTTGATAAATGCGTCAAACGATAGCTCCATTTCGGATGGAAATCCGTACCGATTCTTGGCTAGCCACGCTGGACGTTCCTCTGTGTAAAGCAGACGCTCTCCATTGCCAACAGCTCTGGTGCGTGTGCCTCCACGGGATTCTGACTTCAATGTACTCTTCTTATAGTTAGCAAACAGTATTGCATCAGAGTGCTCTGACACAAGGTCTGCAGCCTTCTGCTGTAGTTTTATCTGATATCGATCAAACGAATCGGTGTCAGGAGACTTGAACTCTTTGATAATCGAATGCCCGACTAAAATCGTACACATCGACTTCATGTCTCGCAGGTAGTTAAGCCGGTCCAAGAACTCACGCCAATACTTAAGTGCCTCCACATATCCGCGCCCATAGCCTGGTTGCTCAATCGTCTTATAGCCATTCTGAGTGCAAGTGTGCTCCCAGATTAAAGGCTCTAGCCAATCGAGCGAATCGACAATCACTGTCTTGTACTCATGATCCTCCTTGATGAGAGAGTCCAATGAATCACGGACATCCGAGTACGATTTAGGTGTAGGGAATGCATCTGCCTGAATACGGCCTAAGCCGTCCTCTATTGGCAAGAAGACAGGATTCGGAGCTGCGGCCCCAAAGGTCGTCTTTCCAATTCCAGCTTGACCGTATATCAAGATCCTTGGTGGTTTCATCTTCCCGCCCTTACTAATTTGACTCAAGTTCATCTATATTTCCTCTGAAAGCCATCCACAAAATAGCTCTATATCTACATCGCATGTGCATCTAAAGTCTTCGATGCCATACAGCTCAACGTGCAGGGGATACTGCACAATACAACGCCAAGGCTGCCTATCGGCACGGTAGATAACGACAGGTTGCTTGTGGACCCTCTTAGCTTGGTCAACCGCCTGTTTCCACCATGATTTCTTATTGGATGTCTCCACCGTGGCATAGCGTTTTACTTCAATCGCCCAATCATCAAGTCCGATCAGGTCATGACCGCCAAAGGCTGACTGAGAAAAGTTCCTGGTCAGTTCAATGCCGGTCAGGTCGTATATCGCTTTGATACACTCCCTCTCACCAGTCGCTCCTTTATTTCGACTGTTTATCGTCAAGCGAAACCTCCTTCTTTTCATTAGGCTTAATACGCCAGTCTAGGTCAGGATGCCCAATGGCAT